ACAACAATATGCCAGCCAATTCCGTTGAACCTCTTTCTACCAAGTGGACCGATGCGACAGCGTTCTTTTTCGAAGTATCCTTGGATATGAGGGGTACCATTTTCCCCGACCTCTTTACCGTAGATTGCGTACGACGTGTTTTCAACCAACCAAACATTGAGTTCCATAATGCACTCATCGTTGTAGTTGTTAATGGTAAAGCAGAAAGATCGACCTCTTGTAGACATTGAAAATTTGTTTTGACCACTGGGACAGAGTGATCACAACTCTAGAGACCATCATTATTTACACTACCCCAGTAGATCACAACTCTAGAGACCATCACTTTGAATGATCACAACTCTAGAGACCATCACTTTTAATGATCACAACTCTAGAGACCATCACTCTGTTAAAAACGGATTGAAATTAAAATATTTGTTGTCTTTTGTTGTAAAATTACAAATAAGGATCACTAAGCGAGGATGCGAGCGACTTCGAGCAGATAACAGACACCGAGCACCCCCTTCTATATTTATTTTGAGCCGAGCGCAGCGGAGTGCGTCGCAGACATTACTTTCTTCGTCGTTTTCGAGATTGATAAGGCGCTACATTAACACGACGACGTCTTCTTTTTGTTGGCACCGGGAGTTCCCAAATTATTTCTGCCGCTTCTAAACGACCATTGTTTGGTCTAATCAGCACAAGGTTTCCATTTGCGGCATGTATTTGATAGTTGGAAACATCGTAAAATCCAACTTCACTGTACTTTATTTCTCCGTACGGTGCCGAATTAAAACCAAACTGTCCGAAACCAGCATTTTTACCAAAATCTACTGTCGCGTTATGTACAGACGGATAGTAGTGTTTCCATCTTAGGTACGCATCTTCTGCGAGTGATCCCCTTTCTACATTTTCGAGGGAATCGAACACTGTTGCAAAATCGTCTCTATCCGTGAACGGTATTTGTTGCCACGGCATATCATCTGTGAAGCGAACTTTTGTTGTTCCTTTTGCATATGATAGCTTATAGCCTTGTAACATCAGGTCACGTATTGCATACCGCTTGTATGTAAGTCCTATAGGGTCGTCACTCATGAGGAGGTCGGGGGAATGGGCTTGTCCCATATACTATTACCCCCCGACCTCCGGGACACGGGACATATTTTATATTCACTCAAAATTTCGTCTAAACGTTCATTTAAACGTCCCCGAGGTGACGAACCTGACAATCGAGCGTCTAAAAGAACAAAGAAGTATATCATGCCGGGTAAGAGAAAACGTACGAGTTACAGAAGGTCGTATCGCCGCCCTCGTCGTGCTAGCACTGATAGCATTGTTAGAAGAGTACTTAAGGCGCAACAAGATGTAATGCCTTATGGCGATCCTTCGTCAGCTCGTTTTCAGCGCTACGGTCCTTCCAATAGCCAGATGAGGAATAACCCTGGAATGGGTCGTTCTGCTGGCCAAAGCCAAGCCCGTATTATGGACAGATATTACGGCGATGGTTCCTATTGGGGTGATATGGGAAAGAAAGTTGGAAAATGGGGTTCCCGTATTGCAGGTGCTGCTAGTGGCGCCATGGGGGGTATAGCTGCAGGTGAAGGAATTGCTTCAATTCCTTTAGGTGTTGCAGGTGCCTTTGAAGGTTGGGACAAAGGTGCTGCAATGTCTAAAGCCGCCGGATGGGGTAACTATCGTGTTACCAATGACTTGATTCAAGGCGGTACCCGTGGTTCTGCTCCTGTTTATCATGCATCTCCACATGCTGATGAGATGGGTGATGTTATCATCAGTAACCGTGAGCTAGTGAAGATTTTAAAATCTTCTGATATTAGCAAAGGTTTCAAGGAAGAGCAGTTCACACTGAATCCGGTCGATGAAATTTTTCATCATCTGAGGATTACTGCCAATCAGTATGAGCAGTATGAATTTCTTGGTTTGATGTTTGAATATGTACCCATGACTGGCGAAGGTGGTTCCAATCAACTTGGTGTGATTGGAATGGCTGCAGATTATGACCCTGCTCAGAAGCGTACCTTTGTCGATATTGACAGCCTTATGCGTTACAAAGGTGCTGTAACTACTAAACCATCACAGCCTATGCTATTTGGTATTGAATGCGATCCTGATAAACGCCCTGTAAAAACGATGTACACTCGAGACGAAGTTGATCGTCCCAAATCGCTTACCGATTTAGGTACTTTCTTTTTTGCCAGTGAAGGAATTGATGGAGAGTCTCAGACGTTAGGACAGTTGTGGATTACATACACGTGTAAACTTCGGAATATTAAACCCACACTGTTCCCTCCGTTGCCATTGGATCGTTTTGTACATCAGTATGTATCTGCTGGAGATACTATGTATGATCCTTCTAGCTCTCAGGTTCTTGTTGGCACCTTAGTTACTCCTCATGTAACCGCAGCCGAATCAAGATCGATTACTTACAAGTTTCGAAACACAACGCCAAAGGGTGCCGTGTTTATGGTTATGGTTACCTATTCAAACACTTCAAACTCGTTAGACGATACTCAAATTGAATTTGTGTCGCTGAACGGTTTAGAGTATGTTAAGATCCCCTCTTTCAGAGGCAACACGACAAATTCCTTCCAGAGTAGCGCTACGAATGACGATAATAAGGGTGTGTTGTTTTTCAAGGTTCGAATCACAGGAGTTGATTCGAACAATAACGCTACTGACAATGTTGTGTTTAACCTGAGGAAGAAGACTGGTTCAACCAACGTATATTGGAATGTTGCTGTAACCAGATGCGATGTTACAGCAGATTCTACTGCGGCTGAACCACTTCTGATTTAATATACGCACTTTTATCTCTGGCTTATTCTATATCAATTAATGCCTCTACTGGAGGATCATAAGGAACAGTTGCAACGGATTCGTTGTCACTTTCCTCACCTTTAGCTTCTTCTGCACCAACATCTCGCTCGATTGGTTCGAAAGGGTCAAGAGCAGAAAGGTCTAAAGGTTCTCCGGATCCTCGATCATCTGGTCCAGAAAGGAAAGGAATGATGGACTCATTCCATTGTTGTAATCCATTCCCGTTGAAGTCATAGACTTGAGTGATACGTCGTTTGACTTGTCCGAGGTCTTCGAAGTCAGCGATTGCAGGGAAGGTGCTGTCGATGTCCTGGGGTGTGGTAATGCAAATGATTTTTGGATACCATGGAGTGACTCCTCCTTTAAACTCCACGTTGAGTGCATACCGGTCGAGTAAATTGAGGAACTGGGCAAATTTGAAAGAATCGGCTCTTCCTCCGAATCTGTAGTCGTCAAACCAAGCAATTTCTTGACCAGAGTATCCATTAAACCACTTAAGTGCTCCCACAGATTTCCAGTAATTGAATCCACGTCTGTCCATGCAATTATCGATGAATTTTGCGACGGCACGAGACTTGCCAGTGCCAGTAGCGCCAAACAACCAGAACACAGAAGGAGGACTACGACTCGGAGACCGTCTACGGTGTTCGAGGACGATGCATCCCATTCTGAAGGCTTGATAGTTAACACCATATGCGTCAGCGAGGGTTTTTTCGTTAGTGACAACGCCGTCGTGTATAAGTTTTTTTACCTTATCTAAGTCAGTGCGTTTGCCACCACTTACTTTAGGTGCACCGTGCGTCCAGACATCGGCTTCGTCACCGTAGTGTGCTCCAGCAATCCCGTCAAGTTCCCACTCTGCATGAGATTGGGTACCTTTTTTGCAGTAGTTGGCATTCTGCGTCGCGTTACCCTTTGCTACAACAATATGCCAGCCAATTCCGTTGAACCTCTTTCTACCAAGTGGACCGATGCGACAGCGTTCTTTTTCGAAGTATCCTTGGATA